TTACAGCCTCCATCACTTTGTTGTAACTGTCGATACAGGCGTTGAGTTGGTTGATGGCTTTGTCTCCGTCTGCGATGATTTGAGCAATAAGTCTGAGAACCTCTGTGTCAGATTCGCTTCCCGCTTTTGGGCTATCTCCGCTGGCAACGGGGGTATTTGAACTGGTTTGTGGGCAACTTGGGGTCGGGAGGCGCACCCTACCAGCACGAATAGCACGATCAAGACTAGACTGTTTTTCAGTAATGGCATTGTTAGCCTCCAAAAGTTTCGATGATTGTTCATTTAATTGTTTGGCAAGTTCTTGCTCTTTTACACGGGATTCTTCGTTCTTGACAGCAATCTCTGCCTGCATCTCAGCATCACGCTCATCCCACCCTTTGTGATGCCCATAGAAATAGACGCTCACAGCCACCAAGATAGCACCCAAGATAACCCAAGGATTAGGAATCATGTCTCAGCCTTTGCTAATGCCCGTTCATTGGCTATATTCTCTTTCTCAGGGTCAACATAGTCAGGTGGTGTAGTAGGGGGTGGTGGTGCTCTCCACTCTTCATCTAAGACAGGATTTATCCATGCTGGCAATGCACCTGAAGGCGATGTCCAAGTAGAAGTGGCAGGAGGCGCAGGGGGTGGGGTAGGGGTGCTAGGAGGGGGTGGTGGTGGTGCAGTAGCAGATAGTTTCTCAGAAACAGTTTGCACACCCTTACGGCTCATCACGCCACCAATGCCGCCCACAATTAACAGCACGATGTCGTTTAGCATCTTGGCAAACGCTTGGTCAATCGGAGCCATGCTCTTGATAGGCTGAACTACGAAAGCCAGGCTATACAGCATAAAGATCACGATACCAGCGAGGATGATTGTTACGATTAGGACTACGCAAGCCCAAACTCGTATTTCAATTTCCTCTTGGCTCAGAAGCCGATTGACTTGGAATTTGTGGGGGTTGGACAACTTGTTTCTCCAGAATAGGTGCTACGAGGTAATCAGGACAGTCTTGGGTGAATTGGCAGTCAGGGCGTTGGCAACGCTTGGCAGAGAAGTGTTTTGGGTCTTGGCAAAAATACCGATAGCGGTCATCGCAACCAACTAAAAGCATTAGCACCAATAAATACTTCATTTAGATTCTTTCAGTTCTTGTTTTAACTTGCGTAACTCTTTCATCTCTCGTTTTAGTTGTGCTTTCATGTAAAGAGTCTCCACATAAGCCATTGAGGTTGCACCTACGACAACGCATAGCATCACTCCAATTAAAACCCACCAGATAAGTTTTGCAGTTGCCACATTAGCCATCCAAAAATCGTAGATATAAACACAATAGCAACCGCTCCACTTACTAACTCAATGACAAATATTTCTTGTTGTTCTTGTTCCCATCTCTGTAATCTTAATTTCTTAACTTCTTCTGATCTAGCCCATTCTTGCTCTTGTTGAATTTTTGCATACATTTTTAGAAACCTTGTATAGATTGCCTTCAGTTCAACAGGGGCATAGACAGTCATTTGTTCCCGAATTTGAGCATCAAGGTTTTCCATTTGGAGTTCCACCAAGGCACGTTCAATAGCCTTTTTAGAAGTATTTTGAGTTGGGTCATAGTGCTCCTTAGATTCTGCCTCTAAAGAGGCGTAGTAGTTGTTTAGTTGAGCCTGTATATCAAAGAAGTTGCCCAGTTGGACTCCCACTTCATTGATGGTTTGTAATTCAACTTCTTCATAAGTCTGTTGCTTCTTGGAAGCGGTTTTCGCTTTCGCCAAAGGCTTGGGGGTGTCTTCTGGCTTGGACTTGGGCTTTGGGTTAAACAGTCCAAGAAGCCAATCCCAGATTCCCTTGATGGCTTTGACATCAGCCATGACTCCTTCAATTGTCTTCTTAGCACCCTCCAGTTCCATGCGCCCTTCATGGAGCATCGCACAGCCTGACTTGATGGCAGAGACTGCGCCTTGGGCAAGGAGGAGGAGAGAGAAAGGGTCAATGGGTTACTCCTATTGAGTCGTTTCGGCTTTGTTTAAGGCTTGCAGAATTCTTGCCTTTGTTTTGTTGTTTTTCATTTGTTGGTTAACTGCTCTTAATATGCTGATTGCAGGAAGTGGCAAACCAGTTAGTGCGCCAGTAGTAGCCGCCTCACCCATTGCCGCCAACAAAACACCAGCCGTACCGCTGTTGTTGACAAGAGTGCCAGGCGGGACTGTGGTCACATATTTTGCCACTTCATTCAAATCACGCACAATTTCTGCATTTTTCTTTCCAAGAATAATGTCCAACCTTCCGTTGGAATCCAATTGGTTAATAGCAGAGTTAAGTTTTGCAGTTGATACCAATGCACGACCTTGTGAGTCTGTCCCGATTCCAGCCGTAGAAATATCTTCTAGATGCTTAACAGTTGCACCTTGTAATTCTTTAAATGCTTGTTGACCATCTTTGCCACTTGTCAACAAAACACGCTTTAGAAATGTAATCTCTTCTGGAGAAGCATTAAGAATAGATTTCTGGAACGCCTCACTTGCAACAATCTTTGGATCATCTTTGCCCTTAACTGTTGTAAGCAAGTTGGCAACAATTGCACGACCTTCATACTTTCTAGCTTGTTGCTCACGCAATGCTCTGGCTTGTTTGTATAGTTCCCCACCCAAACCTTCTGTGTTTTGGTCAATTAACTTCTTTAATTCACCGCTAAATAATCTATTAGTTGGATCAAAACCAGTTGTATCGCTAATTGATCTTCTTAATAATTCGCTATTTTTAAGAGTTGTTGGGACTGCCTGAACAGTTCCGTCATTTAATTGCTCTAAAACACCAAGTTGAATGCCTTTTTGTTTTGCAACATTAAGAACTGGCGCAACAGTAGACTCTGGCAATTTATCATTTATGTATTTAGCCAAATCTTCAAGATTCAACAAAACATCAAGTTCACCTTGTGCTTCGGCATTCTTATAAGCGGTTCTTGTTTTTGCTTTTGCGCCTTCCCATCCAGTTGACAATGCGTTAATAACTGAATTACCAGTTGCGGCAAGTCCGCTTCTAGTTTGTTCTGCCCCTGTTAAATCAATAATTGCATCAAAGTTTTGCAATAGTTGTAAATTGTTTTCTTCAGCCCGTTGGCGCAAAGGTTGTCCCAATTGACCCTTCATTTGTTCTTTTTCAAATGCTAACTGTTCTGCTTCACGACCAGCCGCGCCTCTTGTCAATCTAACAGGAACAGGCAATGCTTCCGCAGTTGTCATACGTTGCAACTCTCCACCAGTAGCCATAGCACCGCCACTTGTTCTGCCAGTTGCTCCTGCCGCAGTTGGTGTTTCCATGCCGAACACATCACGAACCATCTGTGTTCCTCTTTGTACAGGAATCATTGCTATATCTTGAGCCGCAGTAGCACCTCTTCTGATGTTGGCTTCTACAAATGGAGCCGCTTGTCTGGTGGCTTGAGCCAACATGGATGGCGCACCAATAACTGGAATAACTGGCGGGATTGTCTCTCCAATAAATCTACCAACTGCCTGAGTTTGTTCCTGACCAGCCTCAGTTCTTGGCATATATGTGAAGTCTTGTGCGCCTTGAACTATGGCTTGCTCAAGACCCCTAGTTGCTAAAGGATCACGAATCTTGCCTTCTCTAGCCTGTTGAGCCGCAAAACCAACACCACCCCGCAACCCACCCAAAGTCCCACCAAATAGACCAGTAGTTATAGCCAAGCCAGTTTCACCAGCACCAATCAACTTTTCAACAATGCCAGCCTCTTTAGGTTTTGGCGCAATTTGAGCAGTTGTGGTTGTCAGATTCTCACTTTGCTTTTTTACTTCATAGGCTTTGGCAACAGTCTCAAACTCAGGAGTTCCCTGCAAATCCTTGTTTTGGATTATCCAAGTTGCATATTCTTGTGCTGTTGCCATTATCTTGCTCCACGAGGTCTAGCCAAAATTTGATCAGCCTGATTCAAAACGCTTGTCCCAGTTGTTGGCAGTTCTCTTGTTGTTGGAATTTGTCCAACTAAACTTTGGACTCTTTCTCTCTCACCAACGCCAGAGTATCGTGAATTAACATCTTTAGCAATGCGATTTGAGAAGTCAACAAAAGTCTCACCTTGTTTTGCCGTGTAATCACCAGCCACAAAAGTTTTATTGGCTCTTGTAAGAACACCATTGTTTTGTGCAACCCAATCAGTTTTTGCATTAGCAACTGTTGCATCAATCTCTTGAAGTTTAGCCATTCCACGCAAGAAACTAGCAAGGGTTCTAGCATCTGCTGTTTCAGTTGGGAAACCACTCAATGCAAGTGAAATGTCTTTGTCCGTTGCAGGGCCAGGTGGCAGAGACTTAATCGCCGCATTGTTACGCAGTCTTGTGTACTCTTGACGCAAATCGTAAGTTCCGTTTTGGAATCCACCGATCTTTGTTAAGTAAGAGTTAAATGTTGATAATCCACCATAACCACCACCAGTAGACTCAATCCTAGATGCCAAGTCATTGAACTGGTTAGCCGCTTGTTTTGATGTTGCGGCAACAACTGCGCTGTCGTTGATAATTTTTCTAGTTGATTCTGGAATGTCATTGTTCAATTTATTAATTTGAGCCAACTTCTCCAAAATAGTGACTTGTGTAGTTTGTGTATCCAATCCAAGTTTTGCACCACGAACACCAATTTCGCTATTGATGTTCTTGATCTCAGCAGTTGTTTTAGCATAGCCAAGGGCTTTAACTCTATCTTCCCAACTTGCATCAATAGCCGCTTTTTGTGCGTCAGCCGCATCTTTAATCAATTTTGCTTGTTGTGACTGTGGTGCATATCTTGCCTCAACAATTTTGATATTTGCTTCAGCCTGTGCTTTATCTGCTTCACTACCAGATTTTTGAGCCTTGTAATAACCTTCAAGAACTGCTTGTCCTTCTGGTGTAACGCTTAATTGCTCAACAACTCTTTGGTTAATCATTGTTGGAGTTGCTTCTTTCTTTGTTGCTGGTTGCAAATAAGAAGTGTCAGCAGTCTCATCAACAATAACCTTTTCAGGCGTTACTTGTTCTGGAGTTCCTTGCACTAATATGCTTGGCAACAAACCTTGAGCCTGTTGCATTCTTTGTTGAGATTGCAAAACTGCTTGTCGTTTCATTGCGTCATCACGAACTGCCAACAACTTAAATGCCAACTCAGGGATTCCCGCCTGTTGCGCTCTTTCAATGCCAGTAGCAATTGATTGTGGATTGGTAATATCTAAACTTTTTAAGATTTGATCTTGTGCCGTGATTTTTTGCAACATTGGGTCTTGACCACCCAATAACCCACCAATCCCACGACCTAGTTGCTGACCAGCCCTAGCCGCCATGTAGTTAACCGCCTCATAGGGGTCTAACTGAGCCTGTTGAAGTGCTTGTCTTTGTTCTAGTTGTTGTCTGGTATCTTGATACGACTCAGGAGTTATCCCAAACAAACCGCCTACGATTGAATCTGTTGCCATGATTATTCCTTAAAGGTTTGCGTAACCCATAGGCAAGAATGAACTCACCCCTGTGTTTGTTATATATGGGTTGGAATAGTCTGTATCAAACATTCCTGCACTTGTTATTCCTCCGCCTGCGCCCATGCCTCTAAAATAATTACCTAATCCAGTTGTGAACTCACGACTTTCACCAAGATTGCCAAGGGTTCTTGAAAATGGGTCTAATGCGTTAGATGGTTGCATAGTCCTTGCCGCACCCAATCCACCCAACAATAGCGATTGTCCTGCCTGTGCGCCAGCAGTAGCAGATCGACCGCCCAATTGAGCGCCAATATCCAAAGGTGCTTGACCCAAAGACTCAATGCCTTGAGTAGCCGCCAAATATGCTTGGAATGGAGACAATGCACCAACTTGACCAGTTTGGTATTGGTTAAGCAAGTTAGCACCCTGACCAAACAATCCTGTGCCAAATGCAACTTGTTGTTGACCAGCCTGTTGTGCTTGTGCCGCCAAAGCCGCATCTTGTTGTGCCAATGCGTTGTAGTAGGCTTCCATCTCAGGGGTTGTAGCACCCAATCCTTGTGCGCCACTAGGTCTAGCACCAGTAGCACCTACTGACAAACCACCACGACCTTGTTGGAACAGTTGGTTCTGCAACTGAGCCATCTGTCTCTCACGGGTAGGAGCAAGTAAGTCTTGTTGACTTGCCATATACTTTTGAGCAACTTGTTCAGGAGTCTGCGCTAAATACTGTTGACCAAGGTTGAACAGACCAGTAGCCGCACCACTTAGAGGCGCATACTGCTGTCCTGCTTGTTCTGCTTGGGTTAAGCCACCACCTGCCAATCCCATCAGACGATTTTGATAGGCTTGTAACTCAGGAGATACTGTGTAACCAGCACTTGAGAGTCGCCCAGAAGGGTCAAATCCGAACTGAGATGAACCAAATCGTGTGGTTACCCCAATAGGTCGGAAACGAGCCTCCTCTGCCGCCATTCTTGACGCTTCAAGTTGAGCATTAGCAGAAGTCTGCGCCGCATCCCTAGCAGAGTCGCCAGCCATAGAACTGCTTATTAACTGAATACCCGCAGGAATTAACGCACTTGATACTGGATCACCCATTTTCTTCTCCCTTATGCTTGTGAAGCATAGATAAAGGCTTTATTGCCATTGTTTAAAACTGTATGTCCTTTTACAACCCACCCGAAAGATTGGGCAAACTTAGTTAACTTCTTGTTCGTTACATCAACGACTGCCAACAACGGCATATCAACTAAATCTTCTAACTTTGCCAAATCCAATCTGTACCTCTTTTTTATCTCTGCTGACCATTTGAAAACATCTGTATGAAACCATAATAAATTGTCAAACAATTCTAGGTAAATTACATAATCTTTTCTAATGACCACAGGAGTCTTCAATACTTTCCTTAAGAAACACGAACAAGAAGCCCATACGCAAAAGCAGTATCACCACCACCAGCAGATATGCTTCCCGATGCCGCCATCCATCTCCATGTCCCTGTTAAATTATTTGTAAAACCTTGAGTACTTTGGGCTGATCCTACTTGCCCATTCCCGTTTCCAGCAGTAAGTGAGTCACCGCTAGAAAATGTCACAGTATTATTTTCCGTACACTTTATAGCCCCACTAACATAACTTCCTACTGCATTAAAACTAGGTGCGGCTGTACTAATAGTTACAGCACCAGTTGCGCTAGACACAGCAATACCTGTACCAGCCACAGCAGATGTAACGCCTGCGCTACCAGATGCCCATGTTGAACCGTTGGAAACCAAAACATTGCCAGAAGTGCCAGGTGCAACAAACTGCACAGCACTCGTGCCATTGCCCAAAACCACATTGTTTGCAGTAAGAGTAGCCGCACCAGTACCACCCTGTGCAACAGTCAAAGCCGTTGTCAAACCAGTAATGGAGGTAATGTCAGAATTAGCACCAGAAGATGCCGCACTCAAGTTGGTACGAGCATTTGCCGCAGTCGATGCACCAGTACCACCATCAGCAACAGCCAAATCAGTAATACCAGTAATAGTCCCTGCGCTAATAGCAACAGTTGGTATGGTTACAGTACCAGTAAAGGTAGGCGATGCCAACTCTGCCTTAGTTGCAACAGCAACAGCAATGTTGTCAAACTCTGTATTTATCTCCGTACCTTTAACAATCTTTAATGGATCACCAGACGCAAGATTGTCTTTGGTAGCAAAGTTTGTTGATTTCACATAGTTTGTCATTTCTTCCCCTTAACTTAATCTGCCACGTTTAGATTGAATTTCAATCTTCTGAATAGATAGTTCATTGCCTGAAATATTAGTCTCATAGCCAGTTTGCACAACCTTGCCAGAACCACTTGCATTGACTTGTAAGTTCTGCAACGAAACACCATCTGAATACTCGTTAGTCACAGAAGGTTGTGCGTGTACTGCCGTATGCGTACCACTTCCCGCTGTTGTTGTGTTAATTGCCGTACCACCAGAGGTCAAAGACAGATTACAAGTAGTTGTAGAGACGTTAACGCAGTAATAGGTTGTTCCTGTACTTAAACCCGATGGCAAAGTTCCAGTAGTTGTCAAAGTTATTGGATTGTTCAACACAAACTCAGAGCCATCAACAGATGTAACAACCGCAGGGCTTGCATTGGTTATCGTCACAACCTGATTGTTTGGATTGTTGTACTGTGCAACCCCATACTCTGACGTTCCTTGTGTCGGAATAAAGGTACTTGCGGCTAAGTAGTTAGTAGAGAAGTCAAATCCCCACTTCATTGTTACAAACTGGTTTGAGCCACCAATAGCAACAATAGACAATTTCTTCAATATAGAAGTAATCGCTTGATCGCCTAGATCAGCATGGTTTGTGTAGTACAAGAAACGATAACTGCTTGTATGGTCTAGATAAGTACCA